CTACTCAAATTTTAATTTCCGTATACTGTCTCTTGCATATATTTATCTTGAACATCATCTAGGTACATATTGTCTGCGTTAAAAGCAAGGCTGACATAATTGTTACCTGTCTGGTCTGCTCGTCCATATCTGTTCTTGACTGGGGCTACACAGAGATAGGTCTCGTCTCCTTGTTTCATTTGTCCGATAGTCAAAACCATTGCTGGTATCTGATTTACTAGACCTTGAATAGCATTACGTGGCTGGCAAGGATAGCCATCAAATCCTTCTTTAGTATGGTGCAGAACTAGTACTGCTGAGTTGGTATCTCTTGCAAGATACTTTAACTCTTTCATAGCAGCACGCATACCTTGGAATTCTTCGTGTCCATCCATTGCTATATCCATCAAGTTATCTACAACAATAAGCGTAGGACTTCTACCCCATACAGTTTCAAATGCAGATACTTCTTCATCTAAATCTTTTAGTGTTGGTGTAGATTCAAATGACCAGAACAAATGATTGTTCATAACCAATACTTCTTCTGCTTGTTTTGGGTCACGCTTTAGTAATTGTTCTGCTGCTTGTTGAGATATATGACTAGACATTGCTACTAATCGCATAGCCATAGTGTGAGCGTTGGTATCTGCACTGAAATAAAGTGTAGGTACTTTTGCTCTGGCTGCTATTGCTAATGCTATTGATGACTTACCTGCACCTGGGGTGCCTGCAATCATTGTGATTTCTGCACGGCGCAGAATAATTCCTGCTCGTTCAAACGCCGCAAAAGCGGGTGGCAATGGTTCGCCACCCACCTCTGCTTTGTTGATGCTACGTTTTAATGTACGCATTTACTTTACCTGGTCTGGAACAAATGTATTCCAGTCTGGTGTACCCACTCTCGCATAAACATTTTTGCATTTATCCAATGCACCTTTTTGTGCTGCACAGAAATAACCACGGTACATCTTGCCGTCTTTACCTGTTCCCTGGATTGCTGTCATCTTTCCGTGTGGACAATTGCGTCCACCACCGATTGATGGTGATGATGTAGTTGCCCAACCTTCTGGTGTTGGTTGAGTCTCTACGATACTAGCGCCCAGACTTGCTGCTACCTGTGCTGATGACATAGGTGCTGGGCTAGAGTAGTTTTTTGATGCTGATTCTAGTTCCATTACTGCAGACTTAATTGATTCCAATGCCTCTGCTACTAGGTTATCAAGTTGGTTTCCTGTTTCGGCACGGACTGTAATTAAACTACCTGCTGTTGACTTTACTGTGATACTGATTGGTGCTTCTGTTGAAGACACTATCTTCTCCTTACTCTAGTGGTGTAACGAGACCTTTCTTGTCTCGCCATTGTCTTACCTTCATTGCAAATTGTACTCCCTTCCAGCCTTCTGCTATGTCTATCCAAACTAATTTGCATAGACCAGTTCCTGCTGGTAAGTGAATGATAATTGCTTTTTCCTTGTTGACTTCTCCCCAACTACCACGGGTTGCCGTCTGCACATCATAAGGCAACCCGTTAGCATAGATTGCTAACTGGATTGCTATATTATTTGGATGGTCTATACGACCTGTCTTTATATCTGCAATGAATCTTTCACCTTTATATTCAACAAGTCTGTCTGGTGTGCCAGCAATCTTGAATTTATCTAACACACAGAATTGTTCTATAAAGATTTTATTTAGTTGTTTTGTTGTTTCTTCATAGGCTCGGATGTCCCCTGCCCACTCGTCTGGGATAGGTCCAAGTTCCTGTCCCAAATCTAGTTTCTCTGTAAATGCGTGAAGTGCTGTGCCGATAGTCGCTGCACGACTAGCACCTGCTACTTCCATAGCATCTTCTATATACTTGTTAATAGCCATCTTATCATCTTGCGATGCATTGATTGCTAATAACAAATCACTTCGCACTGTTAATCCTATTGCTGCCATACGCATTTTCCAGGCGGTCAATGCTGATGGGTCATCAAGACTGTTGGCTATTGTTGTAGCCCTAGTGTAAGCAATTGGCGTACCACCTTTAGGTGGCTTGACCAGTGGTCTTCCATATCTATCACGGTCTATTTCAGTACGTGCCATTGGGTCCTTGTCTCCTTGTTAGAGAGACGGGCTGATAAAGGAGACTAATCATAAACCAGCCCGTCTTCTTGAGTGAATGGTATCAGACGGAAGGAGATATGACACCATTCGCATCGGCGTGGTTTTGACAATCACACAATCTCCTATGCGCCCAGATGGAATCTAGACGCCTGTGTGGTTGTCTACCAAAAACTATTGTTCGTCAGTACTAGTAATGTCTAGTGACCAGTCGCCAACTGTATCACCATCTAGTTCTATAGCAATACCATTTTCTACTATCTGGTATGCATCATCTTCTGACTCTGCTTCAATATCAGTAACTGTGAATTCAATTCTGCCATTGATTGTCCACAAAGTCTTAAGCATATCTGCGCCAATAGACTCTAGTAGTTCGTTAACATCTTCTTTAGAACAGGTAATTTCTGTATCGCCTGTTTCATAACGAGCACTAAAGAATTCATATATTTCTTTACGCATCTTATGTTTGTTTTCCCAATGGGTGTCAATAAGATTTTGTTTTTCTTCTAGTTTTGTTTTCAGGTTATCTTTTTCTTCTATTAATCTAGTAAGTGATTCATTAGTAAAAGTATATTTAGTATCTTTTACTTGGATAGATACTGTTGGTTCAGCACCATTTAACTCAGTGTAATACATTGTCATACTGTCTCCTTTTGTTTGTTTAATTCATCAGCCATATCTTCTGCTATCTTGTATGTATCACCAACAAATACTGGTGGTGGAACTTGAACTGTTGTTCTTGTAAAACGTTGCTCGTTATACCATTTACTCCACGCAGAAAAACGAACAACAATATGTTGATGTGATTGTACAAAACCCTTAGATAGACAAGCATCGTGATAATGTCCACCTGGACTTGTAGTTATATAGTAATCCATTGTTAGTCTCCTTATACTGTTAGTAGTTCTAGTGCTCTAATCTTTAGGCTATCAGAGCCACCTGACATAGCCCTTACACCTGTGACTGTACCCTTATCTTGTTTGCCGTGGTCAGCATACTCAATAATGGATTGCCACAATCCAAACTCCGTGTCACGGATATTCTCCTGTGTGGGAGAATTTTCATAGATATTCTGGGCGATGTTCCGTGCTGTAAGTGCACGACTTAACTGATTCTTTTCGCCCTGGCTGAGCAGATGATGAGGTGTGTCCTCAATAGTAGATGGCAATGGAAATACTCTTTTGAAATATCTCAAAGCATTTTCTCTACTAACTGATTTAGTAATCAAATCATTAGCCAGTGTTTGATATTCATTCACACTGTCGTAAGACATCTGCATAATATATTTTACTTCTTCTATATTAAGTTTGCTGTTTGTCGTATGCTTTAATGTGTATGTATATTTGTTATTGTTCCGATAGATTTTGTTTATCTGATTGGCACAAAACAAACGCTCAATGATTGGCTTGATGATGACTGAACTGCTGCCATCGTGGCTGGTTCTAGCCAGGATAAACGCAGCGTGTGGGTCATTGGCTACTGTCATTTCAATTGGTAATTGTAATAACATCCATACCTTTGCACCGCCATCATACTCACCTGCTGCTGCATAACGGGCTTCGCCTGAATCAATTAGTGTATCTAACGCACTAAACAATTCACCGTTTTGAAATACTTGATAGCGATTACCAACAACACCGATGTTACTGACATCACCAAAAGGTGTTGTTTTAACTACGGCTTGTTTGTTTCTTACTGCTATCTGTAGTGGTTCACCTGCGCCTGGGATTGTGTATGAGGCTGTCATTGGATGCAATGATACTGACCAGTCAAGACCTGCTTGTCTGGCTACATCTCTGGCTGAGGTTGCTGTTACTGCTGTGCCTGACTTAACCCAATTGGATAAGTTTTTTATTGGTACTGTAGTTGTTGTCATTTTTCCTCCCTATCATAGATAACATCTACAACTTTAGAATGTAGTTCTTCTCCCATACTTGTGATAAAACTACTATCTACATCTATTTCATATACTCTCTTAAGTAATTTTGCCAGACTATAATCTGGATTAATCTTAAGGACTTCTTCAATAATACTCTTAGCCTCATCTTTACTTGCTTCATAAAGATAAGTAGAGAATACAGTGGTAAGTGGTATTGCTACATCTTTGTTTACTGCACTACTTAGTAGTAGTAAGTAATCAAATATGTTATGAACAGCAAACTTCTCTGAGCGTATGCCCATTAAGAAGTCACGGATTTGTACATTTTCATTGGTTGCTATGGCAACCTCTGCTATATGCTTAGGTGTTGGTTCTTTCTTGTGCATATTTTCAATTGCCTTGCGGATATCCTCCACAATGCGGATATTTGTTTGTGTATCTTCTGCTCTGTATAGACCAGTTTGTGTAAGTAGTTCTACATCTACTTCTGCTCTGAGGTCTTGTATTAGTGACACGATAGTCTCCTTATAGGTATTGTGCTATTGAACTGTAGGTAGAAGTGGATACTTCTTCTTCGCTTGTAAGTTTAAGAATGCGAAGAGCATTCTCTATTTCTTCTACAACAGTATCGTGATGATGTTCTGCTGTAGTTTTGAAATTTCTTTCTGGTTCTTTTGGTAAACCTTCTATAGAATTTGGAATATCAAAATCTATATTGATTGTTCCATTCCAACCACGAGTATTTATTCTTAAGTTAGTAGTTTTATCTGCATTTTTTAATGCGTATGCAAATACATCTTTATTCCACTGAATTAAAGTTTGTTGAAATTCTTTTTCTTTTTTTTGTTGTTCTTTATATTCAGTATTTATAACTGTCAATCTATCTTCTAATGCTTTGATAACCTTTGCTGTGGGTATCTTAACATTGATTGTTTTGTTATTACCTCTTGCCATTGTTAGTCTCCTTTTCTTTGTTGTTAGTACCAGTTGTGCTTGCGCCAATGAGCCCAAGCAACTGATGGTTTGTCATACCTGTGTTTGATATACGCCAAGCCACGAGCAATCTGCTCGGGCGCAGGCGTTCCTGGTTTCATCTTTAATAACTGTGGTATCCCATATGCTGATGACTCTGGGTTGGCTGCTGTGTGGTCCCACGCAGATTCTTTACCCCAAAGTTTTAGTAGTGCTCTGTATTCAGACCTGTCCCAGTCTTCATACTGTGCTGAGATTAGAGCCTTCGCATAGTATTTGCTTAATGATTTGGTCCACTTCGTTTCTTTGCGAACCTTTTTGCTCTCTTCTTTGGCGTGTATTCCCCAAGAAAGACTTGGAAATATCACTGATGGCACTGTTAATAGCCAACTCAATAATATGGCATACAATTTTTTCATTTAACAATTCCTTTGTATAGGAAATATCCAATTGCAATGAGGTAGAACCAGGAGATGAGCGGTGAGATGTGTGGAAGTTGAGTGATTCCATCTATCATTTTACCCTGACTATCTCTTTACTGTGGCATATACCTGTATCAAACTCAAGGATTTCCCAGTCAGATACATCTTCAACTGCTTCATAGTCAGCATTATCTATGTTCCAGTTTGGGGCTGTCTTCCTAACCTTAGCCATTATCCACATTGTGTGCTGGTATACAGGTACATCTTCTACTAATGTGTCACTCATACTTTGCATTGTCTGTCTCCTTGTCTAGGTCATCGGCTACATATACTCTGCCTGTGGCTAAGAGTTCATCATATACATCAAGCAGGTCAAGCATCGCTAAGGCGAAAGCCTCTTTGATTTTCATTAGTTCTTCTCTTGTTCTCATTCACTTGCTCCTATCTTAGCGAAGGCACAAGTTTGGCATAGGTAATAATCCCAATCGTTTTGGTCATTGACTGGGATTACAAGTAGGATGCCACACTTTTGGCATTCTGATTTGAAATAGGTTTTAGTCTGTTGTGTCACTATAGTCTCCAATGTGTTCGTTGACACGTTCTTCGCCCCACATTTTTTGCCAACACTCAGGGTGAACACCACTAATTATCTGCTCCCTGAATGGTGCTGTCAAGGACTGAAATGCTCTGCCCACATATTCACCTCTGAGATAGGTGAATAGTTCGTGTTCTTCTACGGCGATTGAGCCTACCTTGAAGCACACTGGGCAACGCTTGGTCATATAAATGGTCTTCATCTCTGAGCCCTTTCTATTTTTAACAGCCTAACTACATCCCAATAATGACGCTCCCACCTGTAGGCTGAGCGCATAGTCAATAATAAAACAGCCAATTGTGTGACTATTAGAATACATATAGCCACAATTGTTCCCATATCTAAATACATATCCTGAACCCTGTTCCTTTCCTGCGGATTACCGCTGGCGCTGGCAAAAAAAATTAAGTGGGCTAGCCAGAGCCGAAGCCCTGACTAGCCCTGAAGAACTACTTGACGAACTCCAACGCGGTGACAATTTGGTTGTCATACCACTTGGTTTGACCTGCGTTCTCACGAACTGTGGTTGTGAGGTAACCGCTAAGATTAACGGCGAACTCGGCGTTGTCGGCAATCATTGGACGCAATTGACCAATGATGGCAGGGTCTTGAATCGTAACCTGACGGCTAGCGATGAAGCGTGAACGGATTGAACCATCTGGTAGGTATTCTACCTGACGGGATTGGACGATACCTTTGACTACATTGCCATAGTCTCTGATTGACTTAAGCAATGCGTTGTTGAAGGTAAATGAGTTAACTGTGTTCACTTTCGGTCTCCTTTGTTGGGGGCGTATCCCCCTTCATCAAGAAGGGGGTGCGCCTTGGTTAGATTTAGTTACAATTAGGACAGTGTGTAGCCTTGTTATAGACCAAGTGGCAAGCCTGACAGATGGTCTCAGCGGGTGTAATGATGAGACTCGTATCTAGGTCATAGATACGGTCAGCCAATTGACTAATTGGCTCGGTGAACTCGTCCCGTATTACCTTGACGAGTTCGCCAGTTTCATCATCAACATATTCTCTGGTCACAACTTGGGATGAAATCCAATCGTGACCTGAAGGTTCATCAGTAATGATGGACCAAACGAACTTATACTGGAGATTGCCGTCATCAACAATTTGATGGGCAATCGTAATGTCACGACTGTCTCG